AATCAGAAGCCTTGCTTCAACAAGAAAAAGCATTGGCAAACAAAAGAATAGAGCAAGTTGGTACTGTAGGAACAAGTAAGTTTTTTACGCCAGAAGAAATAGAAAGTCAAAAATACTTTTATCAATCTGGCGATTCTGCTGGAGCGCAAGCCGAAGGTAAGTTAAACGCTGTTAACGCTATTGAGCGTTATTTGATAGAGAAAAATATACCGATAGAAAAAGTAACATTTTCAAAAGATGACAACAGCAAAAGCATATACGCCAAGATAGACGGTAAAACAGTTCGTATATCTGACCATTATTTGCCTGAAACACCTCAAAGGTTACATAACCGAGAACAAGGTTTAACTGGCAAATGGGAACATGAGGTAATTGTCGGCGATTGGAGAAAAGATTTAGACGATTACATAAAAGAAATTACAAACTTTTAGTAAATATAACTTAACACGATGACCCATTAGGAATCGTATGGACAGTAAAATAGAAACAGTTACAGAAAAGCGTATGCCTCCCAATGCGGGCAAAGGTAGACCAAAGGGTGCTTTAAACCGCCATACAACCTCCGCTAAGGAGGCAATTGCTATTGCGGCTGATAAGCTAGGTGGTGCAGAGAGACTCGTCTCATGGGCGCAGGAAGACCCTGCAAACGAGAGAGCATTTTGGGCAACTATTTATCCTAAGCTATTACCGCTACAAGTAAGCGGAGAAGATGGTGGACCAATACAGGCGGTGATCCGGTGGCAGAACGAGAAATCGTAATCCCTTATAGCCCCAGAGAGCCTCAGCTAGAGATACATAAGGCTTTGGCTGAAAACCGCTTTGTTGTGGTGGTGGCGCATAGGCGTATGGGTAAGACAGTATCAGCCATTAACCAGTTGGTAAAGTCTGCTATCGAGTGCAAGAGAGAGCGTCCTAGATACGCATACATTGCACCCACATATAGTCAGGCTAAACGAGTGGCGTTTGATTACCTTACGCATTACACTAGACCGTTAGGTGCTGTGGCAAACATCAGCGAATTGCGAGTTGATTTCTGGGATCGCAGGATACAGTTGTTTGGGTCTGAAAACCCAGACTCCTTGCGTGGACAGTATTTCGATGGCGTGATTCTGGATGAGATTGGGGATCAAAACCCTAAGATATGGAACGAGATCATTCGCCCGGCACTAGCTGACCGCCAAGGCTGGGCTATGTTTATTGGTACGCCAAAGGGTCAGAATCACTTTAAAGACTTACGCGACAGAGCAGGAACAGAGCAGGGTTGGAAACTCTTAGAGTTCAAAGCCTCGCAGACTCAGATTGTCAATCAGGATGAGTTAAACGCTGCCAAGCGTGAGATGGGCGATGAGAAGTACGAGCAAGAATTCGAGTGCAGCTTTAGCGCAGCGGTGGAAGGTAGCTACTACGGTAAACAAGTAAACGAGTTAGAGTCTAAGGGTCAAGTCTGCAATATAGAGCGAGATGACCTTTGTAAGACCTATGTGGCTTGGGACTTAGGTATGGGTGACAGTACCTCTATCTGGGTGGCTCAGACTGTAGGGCAAGAGATTAGGTTGCTAGACTATATCGAGAATCATGGTCAAGGCTTAGATTGGTATGTACGAGAGTTGACCAATAGAGGCTGGCACAAAGCGCCACAGTTGTTACCGCATGATGTCCAAGTACGGGAGTTAGGTACGGGACGCTCCAGACTAGAGGTGCTACAAGATGCGGGATTGGATTGTACGGTTGTACCTAGACTTGGCGTGGATGATGGCATCCAAGCGGTGCGTAGGCTACTGCCTCGCTGCTGGTTTAATGCTCAAGCAACCAAGCAGGGATTGGACTGCATACGAAATTACAGACGCGAGTTTGACGAGAAACGCCAAGTTTTTTATGACAAGCCACTACACGACTGGTCATCACACGGCGCAGATGCGTTTAGATACTTGGCGGTAGGCATGGATACACAGACCTCATCTTGGGGTCAGCCGCTAAAAGTTAATACTGGATGGGTAGTATGATGCTGGTAAATAGGCGTGGCAATCCTGTCTCACGGGACGAATATGAGAATCTACTACAGCGCGTGATTGCGCTTGAGGAAATGTATGGACGATGGGAAACTGAAGTCGATTCTGGAAAACGAAATCGACAACGCAATCGGGTATCTGGACACAGAGACAACCCAAGCGAGAACGAAAGCGCTTGAGTATTACCTACGTCAGCCTTATGGCAATGAGGTAGAAGGTCGCAGCCAGATCGTTACGGGTGAGGTAGCCGAGGCTATCGATGGCGCGTTACCACAATTGGTGCGCGTTTTCACTCAGTCGGACGATATTGTGCGCTTTGAGCCAAAGCATCCGGGCGATGAGGAAGGCGCTAAACAGGCTACCGATTACTGTAATTGGGTGTTCTATAGTCAGAATCCCGGCTTTACCATCCTGCATAACTGGTTTAAGGATGCGTTGCTACAAAAGAATGGTGTTGTTAAGTGCTACTGGGACATTAAAGAAGATGTCACCAAAGAGGAGTACCGAGGTCTGACAGACGATGAGATGGTAATGCTCCTGTCAGATGGTAAGTACGAAATCGTAGCGCAAGATACTACAGTCTTGGACGGTGGAGTTGGTGAGGACGGTGCGCCTGTTGTCATGCAATCGCATGATGTAATTGTAGCGAAACGTACACAATCCGGCTCAGTCAAGGTAGAGAACGTGCCTCCAGAGGAGTTCCTTATTAGCAAACGTGCGCGGTCTGTTGCAGACTCGCCCTTTGTTGCTCATAGGAAACTTTTGCCGCGTTCGGACTTGATCGCAATGGGCTTTGACCCTGAGATTGTGGCTAACCTACCGTCCTACAATGACTTAAGCTATACAGACGAGCGTATCGCACGTTATAGCCGTGGTGAGCAGCCAGATGAGGAGGCAAGCCTAGATGAGTCAATGCAAGAGGTTGAGGTATACGAGGCTTATCTGCGTACAGATTACGATGGTGATGGCGTGGCTGAGTTGCGCCAGATATTCTACGCTGGCTCTGATATTCTAAGTAACACGGAAACGGACTATCTGCCGTTCCACTCACTATGCCCTATCCCGATCCCACATAAGTTCTTTGGGGAATCGCTGGCTGACCGTAGTATGGACATCCAGTTGATTAAATCGACTGTTGTGCGTCAGATGTTGGATAACCTGTACCTGTCAAACAATGCCCGAGTTGGCGCTGTAGAGGGTCAAGTTAACCTAGATGACCTACTAAGTGTGACACCCGGTGGCGTGGTGCGGATGAAGAATCCACAGGCTATCGTGCCGCTTGCTGTACCGAGCGTGATTGCTCAAGCATTTCCGATGTTGCAATACTTGGATGACGCACAGACCAAGCGCACAGGCATTTCTGACATGCAGCAGGGTCTTAACCCAGATGTGTTGCAGAACGTGACTGCGGCGGCTGTGGCAGCGTCTACTGCGGCTGCTGGCGGTAAGCTAGAGTTGATTGCCCGTATCTTTGCCGAAACTGGTGTGCGTACATTGTTCCAAGGTATTTTGCAGCTACTTTGCAAGTATCAGGACAAGCCGACACTTATGCGGATGCGCGGTAAGTACATCCCGATTGATCCTCGCGCTTGGTCAAATGAGTACGATGTGGACATCTCTGTTGGTCTGGGAACAGGTAACAAAGCCGAGCAGATGACTATGTTGCAAATGGTGCTTGCGAAACAAGAGGCTATCTTGCAACAGTTCGGTCCTGCTAACCCGTTGTGTACAGTTGGTCAGTATCGCAATACTCTGGGTCGTTTTATTGAGGCGGCAGGGTTTACCGATAGCGCAGAGTTCTTTAAGGAAGTTACGCCAGAGATTGAGCAGCAGCTTGCACAACCTCAACAGCAACAGCCCGATCCTACTGTTCAGGCATTGATTCAGCAATCACAAGCGCAGATTCAGATTGCCCAGCAGAAGGCTCAAGCAGACGTACAGGCAGCGCAGCAGAAGGCACAAGCCGATATTGCCCTGCAACGTGAGAAGGCTGCGGCAGATATTCAGATTCAGCGTGAGAAGGCTGCTGCATCCCTCCAGTTAAAGCAGGAGGAGTTAGCGGCTGAGATTCAGCTAAAGTCTGCTCAGTTGGGTGCAGATATTACGCGCAGCGTCAACATTCCGAGCGTGGGGTAAATATGGATTGGACTCAAACAGTTAATGATATTTACCAGCAAGAGTTAGGAAGACAAGCTGACCCTAGTGGGATGGCTAGTTTTACTAACCTGTTAAATCAAGGCATGACGGGCGAGCAAATGAGGGCGGCACTTAGAAATAGCCCTGAAGGTGTAGCAAAGTACGGCGCTCCTGCGCCTTCTGCTCCTGCGCCTGTTTCAATGTATGGGGATGATCCACGTTTTGATCCGTCACAAGGCTCTTATGTAACTATTGACGCTGACGCTGGTGGTGTATGGCAACCTATTACGGTTGGCGCACCAGTTGGTCAGTACGTTACTACAAATGCCGATGCTGGTGGTCAATTTGTAGAAAATACCGCAGCGCAACAAGCTGCTATGAACGCACAGCTAGAGGCTGATAGACAGGCTCAGTTGCAAGCGGCTGCCGCTTATGTGGCTGCCAATCCTTTGCCAATCAGCGGTAATCAGATTGCAACACAATACGGTGAGCGTGACATTTCTACGTTTAGACCTATTGTTCAGCCGGGTCAGCCTGTAACGGGATCAACGCCTACACAGTTGATTGACCCGCAGACTAATATGCCTGTGTTCCTGAGTGATCCAAACAATCCTTACTCGTTTACTTACGACAATACAGGCACTCCTGCTGTTGGTGGAACGCTAGAGCAGCAAGCTGCCATGTTCCGTCCATTAGAAAATAAGGGTGTATTTGGTACGATTGGCGGTGACTTGCTAGAGGGTATTAAAGACCCCTACTTCCGTAACTTTGCTATTGCTGCCGCTGCTATGGCTGCTGCTGCTGCTCTTGCTCCTGCTGCGGGTGCTGCGGGTGCGGGTACTACTGCTGGCGGTGCTGGCGCTACGGCTTTCCCTGTCTCAATGGGTGGTGCTGCTGGTGCGGGTGGATTTGGCTCTACATTATCTGCTCTTGGTGCTACGGGCGCTGAAGCTGCGGCAGGGTTTGGCTCTGTAGGTAGCGCATTGGGTGCGGGGGCTGTGGGTACTGGATTAACGGGTCTTGGGTCAACAATGGGTGGTGCTGGAAGTGCATTGGGCGCTACTGCTGCTCCTAGTGCCTCTACTTTAGGAAGTTTGTTTTCTAAGGGCGCGGATGTACTTGCCGGACCATACGGCAGCCTTATTAAGGGTGGATTGACTCTAGGCGGATTGGCTGCGGCTAGTGCGCTAAAGCCTAAAACAGATACATCCGGTGCTGGTGGTGCAGGAATGTCAGCCGAGGAATTAAGCGCTATTGTGGCGCTTATGCCATCAATGGTGGGTCAGTACACATCCCAAGCAGGACAGGGTGGTATGGGGCTACCTACGGGCGGTTACAATCCAAGCATGGATACATCTATGGCTAACTTATTCCCCGGCTTTACTCTGCCAACACAAGGACCGTTCTACGGTGCTGGTAGATTCGGTGAGAATTACAACCCTGCACCCATGACCACATTGGTATGAACAAAGCAGAACGCGCACATCATTTAATAACTGATGACTTCTTTAAAGAGCAGATTGCTGATTTAAAGAAGTCTTGCATTGACCAGATTGTTAACTCTAGGTTTGAGGACATCGAAACTAGAGAGGCTGCATACCAGTTAATTCGAGGTATAGATGCAGTCGTAAATCACTTTACGTCTATTGCCGATCAAAAGCAGATAGATGAAAAGCGATGGAAGATATTTTGAATATGCGCCATAAGGTGCAAAACCGTGTCGGACGGTATCCGGTGATATTGGGGTTAGTAAGATGAGCGAAAACATGACACCCGGTGAGGGTAGTGGGACGCTATCGGTGGATCAAGCCGCCGGAGCATTTTTAGGTTTAATGGGTGGTGAGGACTCGCAAGAGCAACCAGATACCGCATCTGACAATCAAGAGGTGTCTCAGGACGCTGATGAGTCGCAAGAAGCAAGCGATTCGGATGACGTTGCAGACCAAGAGGAAGTAGACGAGCAGCCGCGCTACAAGGTGAAAGCCTCAGGCGAAGAAGTAGAGGTGACGCTCAATGACTTAATCAAGGGTTATCAACGTGAGGCAGATTACACAAAGAAAACCCAAACTCTCGCAGAGCAACGCAAACAGGTTGAATCTGAACGCGTAGTAATCGAGCAAGCAAAACAAGAGAGGGATCAGTACCAACAACGTCTTGCGGCAATTGAAGGCGCATTGCGCCAAGCGCCACAGGAAAACTTGGAGGCTCTTAAAGAGACCGATCCTATCGGTTATGCAGTAAAGGTAGCAGAACAGACTCAGCGTGAACGTCAGTTACAGGCTATTGGTGCAGAACGCGCTCGCATTGCCGAACAGCAACAAGCAGAGCAAACTCAGCATTTAAGTCAGTTCCTAGCGGTAGAAGCGCAAAAGTTGTCCGATGCTATACCTGAGTATGCAGACGAGCAGAAGTCCGTACAAGTTAAGAAAGACATACGCGATTATGCTAAGAAGATTGGATGGTCAGATCAAGAGTTAGCCAACGTGTACGACTCTCGTGCTGTTCTAACTTTGTACAAGGCGATGCAATACGAAAAGCTAATGAACAACAAGGCGGGTGTTACCAAAAAGGTATCCGAAGCGCCAAAGATGCTCAAGGCTGGTGTATCGCGTCAAGGTGATGCAAACACAGAACAGACCAAAAAAGCACAAGCGCAGTTACGCAAGACCGGAAGGGTTGCGGATGCTGCAAATTTATTAGAACGATTTTTATAGGAAGTAATTTAAAATGCCTACATATACCGCACACAGCGCAATTGGTCTCCGTGAAGACCTAACCGATGTCATTTACGACATCAGCCCTACAGACACTCCTTTGTTGAACACGCTTGCCCGTACTAAGGCAACCGCCGTTTTCCATGAGTGGCAGACTGACACATTGGCAGCCGCTACGACTGCTAATGCCGCTGTTGAAGGTGCAGACGCATCCTCGGCAACAATGTCACCTACCTCACGCCTCGGTAACTACACCCAGATCGTGCAGAAGACTATTCAAGTCTCCGGCACTCTGGAAACAGTTAACAAGGCTGGTCGTAAGTCTGAGAAGGCTTATCAACTTGCTCGCGCATCGTCCGAGTTGAAGCGTGACATCGAAACAATCCTTTGTGCTAACCAAGGTCGCAGCGCTGGCAACAGTTCTACAGCCCGTACAATGGGTTCGATGTTGTCATGGATCAAGACAAACACAGACAAGGGTACGTCTGGTGCTGATCCCGTGACTATCGGTGTGTCTACACGTTCGGACGGCGTATTGCGTACATTTACCGAGACATTGCTTAAGAATGTCGTTAAGAAAGTGTACGATTCGGGTGGTTCGCCTAAAGTATTGTTGGTCGGTACTGGTGCAAAGCAGAAGGTTTCTACCTTTGCTGGTATCGCCGAGCAGCGCTACATGGCTCCCGCCGATGCTCCTACAACAATTATCGGTGCTGCTGACGTTTACTTGTCAGACTTTGGCTCGATCTCTGTTGTTCCATCGCGCTTTATGCGTAGCCGCGATGCTTTCGTGCTTGATCCTGAGTACGCAGCAGTAGCATATCTGCGCCCATTCGCCACAAACGAATTGGCAAAAGCAGGTGACAGCGATAAAACACAGATTCTCGCTGAACTGACTTTGGAAATGCGTAACGAAGCTGCTCATGGCTTGGTAACGGACATCGATCCATCGCTGTAAGTTAGACAGGGGAGGGCTTAGGCTCTCCCCGCTAAGGAACTATGAAAAAACTATTATCTGTTGACGCTGAATCAGGCAAACACACAATAGCGCACCATGACGGTGACGGTGGACTTATCCTAGAAACTAAGCAGGATATTTCACACATTATCGAGGTGAACAAACAAAAGTTTAATGACATTACGTCATTAGACAGGTGGGGGGATTTAACCCACATCGCCACAATCCCGGATGCGGTGATTGACGATTTGAATAAAATGGGTATCATGCGTGGATACGCTGTGATGGATGAGCCAGCCTTTGCTGCTTTCCTGAACAATCCAGATAATCGTTACTTGCGCGTAAGACCGGGGAGATTATGAAAGTAGCCATTTGTGTACCTTGCCGTGATAGCGTCATGTCAGGCTTTTGCTTTGATTTGGCTAAGTTGATTGGATACCACTCTCGCGCAACGGATGATGAGATTATCATTCTCCAGATGCCGGGTACGTTAATCTTTAGCCAAAGAGAGAATCTGGCAGAGCAAGCGTTAGCGGAAGGTGCAGAGGCTATCTTGTGGATTGATTCGGATATGCGGTTTCCGGCAGATACGCTAGAAGTCATGTTAAGCCGGAACGTACCTATCCTTGGTGTCAATGCTACAACACGCAGAGAGCCTATTTTGCCTACTGCCCTGCATCTTCATATAAAAGAGGATTCGCATGAGTGGGAGAAGGTAGAATCTAGGGGTAAGGAAGGTATTGAACAAGTAACGGCAGTCGGGTTTGGCGTAACGCTCACTAGGGCAGATGTGTTTAAGACAATGCCTAAACCTTGGTTTGACATCTTATGGACAGACAGGGGTGGGATTATCGGTGAGGATGTACACTTTTGCATCAAAGCGCAAGATTTTGGTATCGACACATACGTTGACCACGATCTATCCCCGTTGATTAAGCATATCGGGACTAAAGAATACGGATGGGATGACATAACTTATGGCAATAACAGACTATAGTTC